TAGGCACTACTACCCGTACTACGACGTAGATACAGGTGAGCTAATCGCCGCTAAGTCTCGCGTAGTCAAGACCAAAGACTTCCTGTCGTCGGGCACGATGGCTAACGCAGGTCTGTTTGGTCAGAAGCAGTGCCGTGGTAGAGGTAAGTACGTCACGGTCACTGAAGGTGAACTGGACGCTATGGCTGTCTACGAGATGTTCGGACAGAAGTACGACGTAGTGTCCCTCAGGTCTGGTGCGTCTAGCGCATCAAAGGAGATCAAGTCACAGCTAGAGTGGCTTGAAGGGTACGACAACGTGGTCATCTGCTTTGACCAAGACAAGGCAGGAGAGTTAGCAGTAGAACAGATTAAGGATCTGTTTAGCCCTAACAAGCTGAAGATATGCAACCTACCTCTGAAGGACGCCAGTGAAATGCTCATGGCTAACAGAGTGCAGGAGTTTACACAGTCTTGGTGGGACGCAAAGGTGTACAGACCGGACGGTATTATCGCTGGTGCTGACACATGGGAAGCGTTAGTAAACAAGCGACAGGTACAGAGCATACCGTACCCGTGGGATGGACTAAATGAAATCACGAGAGGCCACAGACCATACGAACTGGTCACTATCACCAGCGGTAGTGGTATGGGAAAGTCCCAGTTTATCAGAGAACTTGAGTACGATCTGCTCCAGAGAACAGACGCCAACATCGGTGTACTTGCACTGGAGGAGGATGTCGCAACAACATCTCTGGGAATTATGTCGGTGGCAGCATCTAGGCGATTACACTTGGAGGAAGACACGCCTGTTGATGACCTTAGACCTCACTGGGAAGCAACGATGGGCTCTGGACGTTACTACCTGTTTGACCACTGGGGATCAACGTCTGCCGACGAACTTCTATCAAGAGTACGGCACATGGCAAAGGCCTGTGACTGCCGATATATCATCCTCGACCACCTGTCCATCGTGGTTTCTTCTCAAGAGAATGGGGACGAACGGAAAGCTATAGATGAGATCATGACAAAGCTACGCACACTGGTGGCAGAGACAGGAATCACTTTGTTCCTAGTGTCGCACCTACGTCGTAGCTCTGGTACTGCACACGAGGACGGTGGACGCATCAGTCTACAGGATCTCAGGGGATCTCAGTCTATTGCTCAGTTGTCCGATATTGTCATAGGTATGGAACGTAACCAGCAACACGAGGACGAAGATACGAGGAACACAACCACGGTTAGAATACTCAAGAACCGCTACTCAGGTGAAACTGGACCAGCGTGTTGGCTACGGTACGACAAGTTTACCGGACGTATCCACGAGTGTGCTAACCCAACGCCACCGGAGACTGAGTTTTGAACATCGTCTACTGTGACATTGAAACTGACGGACTAGACCCTAGTGTAATCTGGTGTTCTGTCTGTCTACACAACGGAGAAAGTGAGGTAATATGCAATGAGCAAGATTTCAAGGATTACGTGGCTCGCAAAGCGCCGGTTAACTTTATATTCCACAACGGAATTGGCTTTGATGTTCCTGTGGTCGAGCGTATTTGGAATTTTACTTTTGACAGGAGCATGGTCACTGACACTCTAGTCCTCTCTAGGCTTGCCGACCCTAGCAGGTCTGGTGGACACTCTCTGCGTAACTGGGGAAACATCTTAGGCTACGCCAAGGGAGACTACGAGGATTGGACTAGGTTGACTCCTGCCATGATCGACTACTGCATACGTGACGTAGAGTTGACTGAGGCGGTGTACAAGAGACTACGTGTGGAGCTAGACGGTTTCTCAAGGGCGTCACAAGACCTAGAGCACGAGGTGCAGTGGATCATACAGGGACAGGAGCGTAACGGGTGGCTACTAGATCAACGACTGTGCCACACGCTGTGCGCGAGGTTCAAGGAGAGTATGTATGCTATTGAGGAAGAACTCCAGAGGGTGTTCCCACCGATTGTTGAGGAAAGGTGGTCTGAGAAGACAGGCAAGCGCCTTAAGGATAAGGTTACGGTCTTCAATCCCGGCTCCCGGCAACAGGTGGCTGAACGACTTGAAGCTAAGGGTGCTGTATGGTCGGAACTCACGCCGTCCGGTAGGCCGCAGGTGGACGAAAAGACACTTGAAGAGAACAAACATATACCGGAGGCTGTGCAGGTCTTAGAGTACCTGTTGTTACAGAAGCGCTACGCTCAAGTCTCCTCTTGGATAGAACACGTTAAGGACGACGGCAGAGTACACGGAAGGGTTACAACAAACGGTGCAGTTACCGGACGCATGACGCACCAGACCCCAAACATGGCACAGGTTCCTTCAGTTAACTCACAGTTTGGCAAGGAGTGCCGTGACTGCTGGATAGTACCAGAGGGACGCAGGCTAGTGGGTGTTGACGCTAGTGGACTAGAGCTACGTATGTTGGCTCACTACATGGGAGATGAGGAGTTTACTAATGTCCTACTTAGAGAAGACATTCACACCAGAAATCAGGTTGCTGCGGGACTTGCAACAAGACCTCAGGCAAAGACTTTCATCTATGCTTTCCTCTACGGAGCAGGAGACGCAAAGATTGGAAGCATCGTCGGAGGAACTGCAGGAGACGGCAGTAAACTTAGGAGGCGCTTTCTACGAAACACACCTTCTCTTGAAGCTCTACGAGAACGAGTTGGAGAAGCGTCTAGGAAAGGTCATCTCGTTGGACTCGACGGACGAAAACTCTGGGTCAGATCAGAACATAGTGCACTGAATACCTTACTACAGGCAGCAGGTGCTATCGTTATGAAGAAGGCTCTAGTGTTACTAGACGACTACGCAACGCAACACAAGATTGACTACAAATTCATAGGGAACGTGCATGACGAAATACAGTCGGAGGTGGTTACAGAACAAGCAGAGAAGTACGGGTGGCTTGCAGTGGAGTGCATCAAGGCGGCTGGCATTTCTTTTGAACTCAGGTGCCCACTCGACGGAGAATACAAGGTCGGACAAACGTGGTCGGAGACACACTGATATGAAAACAAAAAAATGTACAATCTGCGAAAAAGAAAAAACAGTAAATAATTTTCATAAAAATAACGGAAGCAAAGACGGATTAGATGGAAGGTGTTTGCCCTGTAAGAAAAAACATAACAAAGAACAGCACAAAAAAAACAACCCTGCAAGAATGTGGGTTAACGGTAAGTACATAGCTATGTCACATCCTCTGTACAAACCAGGAAGATACAAGACGTTTACTGACGCAGCTTTTGACAGTCTAGCGAAGTACGAACTTAGTCGTGAGGGACAGGTGTACATCATTACCAACCCTAACTTCCCTGAGTGGGTCAAGGTAGGCATGGCTGTGGACTCAGAGGACAGACTCAACGGATACCAAACGTCGTCACCGTTCAGAGATTACTCGCTGTTCACCAACTGGTCTGTGGCTGACCGACGATCTGCTGAGTCAGAGGCACACAGTCTGCTAGAGAAAACTTATGGTCGCAAGGGTGAGTGGTTCAACTGCACACCAGAGCAAGCCAGAGACTCTATCGCTGAACTAATGGAGAAACATAAATGAAAAGTATTTACTCACTGGTAGACGACATCTACGCTGTGGTTGCTTCCAAGGAAGTGCCAGAGGACGTAGACCTCTACGAAGAGATAGAAAACTTTGGCGAAGGCTGCAAACGCCTGATGACCAAGCTGTTCACAGAGCAACGTGACGGACGCAAGCTGCGGATGTCTAACATCGGGCGCGACGACAGGTATCTGTGGAACGTGGTCAATAACTCTGATGTGCAAGAGGAGATGACGCCTAACACGCACGTCAAGTTTATGTACGGGCATCTGATTGAGGAGATGCTGTTGTTTCTCACTAGACTCTCAGGACACGAGGTGACAGATGAACAGAAGCAGTGTGAAGTTGCAGGTATTACAGGGTCTATGGACTGCAAAATTGATGGTGTTGTCACTGATGTTAAAAGCACTTCCACTTTTGGGTTTAAAAAATTCAAAGACGGAAGTCTGGCTTATGATGACCCGTTTGGGTACGTTGCTCAAATTAAAGGGTACGCACACGCCGAAGGTGAAACATCGTTTGGTTGGTTAGCGATGGACAAACAGAACGGACACCTGACGTACCTCATGTACGACTCTGCAGATACGCAGGCTCCGGTGTACGACAAGATAAGCTACGACATAGAGGAGCGCATAGACCACATAAAAAAGCTCGTAGAGCAACCAGAGTGGCCGGAGGTTTGTCACAAGACCGTACCAGACGGCAAAAGTGGGAATCAAAAGTTAGCCGTTGGTTGTTCTTACTGTCCCTACAAGTTTACATGCTGGCCCGAAGTAAGAACATTCCTGTACTCAAGTGGTCCAAGATATTTAACAGAGGTGTTCAATGAGCCGAAGGTCGCGGAAATCCAAGCACGGTAACTTTAGGTCGGGGTTTGAAGAAGACGTTGCAAAGCAGTTACAACCATTTGGTTTTAGTTACGAACCGTTCCAAGTCCCGTACAGGATTGAACGAAAGTACACACCAGACTTTGTGTACGAGTACAGAGGACGGACGTACCTCATTGAGTGCAAAGGATACTTTCGTGCAGGAGACACGCAGAAGTATAGAGCGATCTCTAA